GGCGTTGCTTTAATTCGAAAAGTTAGAGGATTATTAGGCAAACACATTGATGTTGAAAGTGTCATTGGCTAATGGCAACCATTCAATCATTAAGAGATGGCCTAGAATCAGCTATCACTTCAAATACAATTTATTCAGTTTATGACCATGTTCCTGAAACAGTATTACCTCCAGCAGTTTGTTTAATATCAGGTGACCCATGGTTTGAAATTGCAACCATTGGAAGCACCCCAACATTTTATGCAAGATACACCCTGGAAGTCATTGCACAAGCAATAAGTAATCCGGGAAGTTTAGCAAATTTAGAGACAATGATTCAAACAATCCTGCCTCTAATACCAAACACTTGGCAAATACTTTCAGTAAGTAGCCCAAGAATCAAAACGACTAACACAACTGATGTTCTTGCAGCAGAAGTGCAAGTTAGAACAATCTGGAATCCTTAAGGAGGAATCATGGCAACAACAGTATTAACTGGAAGAGGCGTGGCCTTAACCTATGCAACTGTAAACTATGACGACCAAATCGTCAGCGCAACAGTAACCCTTGATGATGCAACAGCAACGTTGCAAACACTCAATGGATTAGTTGACTACACAGTTGACAACGAAATCGGAACTCTCGATTTAGAAATCGTACAAGATTGGGGTGCAGCAACTTCACTATGTGACACCATGTGGGGAGATGCTGACACAGCACCAACAACAACTAAGGCAATTACAGTTGCTCTTGGTGGTAAAACAATCACTTTGTCTGTATTACCAAAACGCCCTAACTTTGGTGGTTCAGCACCGGACGCATTGACAACAACAGTTTCATTGCCAATCCGTTCAGTAAGCAAGTCCTAATCGGGAAACAGGGGTCACCTAAATGTTCAAAGTTAAAATGGAATGGGAACTGACTAATGGCAAGAAATACGAGTCATGGACAATCCCATGGGAAATTGCACAAGCTGAAAAAGATACTGGACAGACTTTGTTCAGCGTTATCAAAAACGAACAACCACCAACACTTGACCAACAATTCAGGCTTTGCTATCAAATGCAAAAACGCATTGATGATAAACCAGTTGGCACATTTGAAACTTGGAGACAAAGCGTTGTTCATATCTTTGCAAGAGACTTTGAGGCAACAAATTTTACCCAACCGGAAGTCTCGACAGATATCTGATAGAACTGGCCGTAGTTTCGCGCCAGCCATTATCAGAGTTCAAGACGCTTTCGGCAGAGCAAATATCAACAATTGCAGAAGTTGTGAGGGTCATGAATAATGGCTAATCCAAAAAAACCATCTGAAAAAAAGAACACATTTGGTTTTGATGTAATCGATTCAGATATCTATGCTGTGCTTCGTACTTTCAAAGCCATGGACAAAATTGCTAGTGAAGATTTAAGAAAAGTTGCAACTGAATTAGCCCAGGAAGCAGCAGATGCAATTCAAAACGCAGCTAGTTTTAATGGTCGCCAAGCATCAGCCCTTGCTTCAACAGTTAAAGTTGCAAGAGATAGAATCCCAAAAATTACTATTGGTGGCGAACAATCAATTACCTCATCAGGCGCTAAAGCCGGAGACATTTTGATTGGTGCAGAATTTGGTTCATACCGATACAAACAATTCCCAACACGTTCACCACAATCACCAACCGGAAAAGGTAACCTAGGTTATTTCATATTCCCAACACTTAAAATGTTACAACCAAGAATCAAAGCCAAATGGGTTGAAGGAATTGATAAGATAAGAGAAGAATGGAAAGGGAGGGCTGTAAGTGGCTGACATTAGGACGCTCAAATTAGCTTTACTAGCTGACACAGCTCAGTTCTCTTCTGGCATGAATCAAGCTGGTAAAGATACAGATGATTTTAATACAAAGGTTGGAAATTTTGCTAAAGCAGCAGGCGCAGCATTCCTAGCCCTTGGTGCAGCAGCAGCTACAGCAGCCGTCAAAATTGGTGTTGATTCTGTCAAAGCAGCAATTGAAGATGAAAAGGCTCAAAGAAATCTAGCCAAAACTTTAGAAAACGTTATTGGTGCTACTCAAGCACAAACTGATGAAGTTGAAAAATATATCACCAAACAATCATTGTCACTTGGAATATCTGACGACAAACTTAGACCTGCTTATGCAAGATTGATTCGTTCAACTAAAGACACAGCCGAAACACAAAAGGCTTTGAATCTTGCAATGGACATTTCTAGTGCAACTGGTAAGGATTTGGATAGCGTTGCCTCAGCCTTAGGTAAGGCCTATGATGGAAATTCTGCTGCCCTTGGCAAACTTGGTTTAGGTATTGATTCAACCATTCTTAAATCCAAAGACATGGACAAGATTACAAAAGAACTTGGCAAAACATTCAGTGGATTTGCTGAACAAGAAGCCAACACACTTGAAGGACGATTTGCAAGAATATCAATTGCAGTTAATGAGGCCAAAGAAACTTTAGGATACGCACTTCTTCCATTTATTGAAAGATTTGCAGCCTTTGTAACTGAAAAAGTATTACCAACTTTGGATTCATTTGTTCAAGGTTTAACAGGTGCTAAAGGCATCAAAAAAGCCGTTTATGATGCTGGAACAGGTGTTGTCTCATTTACAGATGATTTAGATGCTAACCAATCAGCAGGTTATGGTTTAGGGGCTGCATTCAACAACTTAGGCAAATCAATTGCCGAACTCAATTCAGCTTTATTTGCTTCATCAGGTGAGGGTTCAGGATTAGTTCAAATGATTAACGGCTTAACAAAACTTACCAATTTGATATCAGATTTGTTAGCACCATTTACATATTTAATTGATTTAGGTAACAGATTTGCTGAAAGCCAATCACAAGTCAGAATTGATTTACCAGGTAACCTTTCTGGAGTCAGTTTCCCATCTAAACCATCTGGCTCAACAGGCACAACAGTTAATGTTAATGTGTCAGGTGCAGTTGATAAAGTATCTACAGCTAGAACAGTTGTCACAGCAATCAATTCAGCAGCTAAACAAGGCACAGTTAATAAACTAGCTGCAAATACAAGTCTTAGGTAATCATGGCTTGGACTCCTGATGCTGTTGTCAAAATCAATGGAACAGCAGTAACCAACTACACCCTTGAGGGTGTCAGCATTTCAATGGGACGTGAAACCATTGACCAACAATCACAAGCAGGATATGCCAGGATATCTTTCAAAGATTATCCACAAACCTCAGTTGCTATCAATGACACAGTTGTTGTGCAAATCAAAAACTATGCTGGAACTCTTGTAACAATTTACACCGGATATGTGACAGATGTTCAAGCATCAGTTCTTGACGCAGGTGGCACAAATTTGGTTTATGTAACTGACATTATTTGCACAGGTGCTTTATCAAAGTTGGCAAACAAAGACGTTAATTCAGCAGGGTATTCAGAAGAACAAGATGGCACAAGAATGCTTAATGTTGTCACAGAAGCATTTGGAACAAAGTGGTCACAACTTCCACCAACACAAATTTGGACAGATTACACAACCGAAACTTGGAATGATTTACTTGGTGTGTCAACTTCATACATTGATACCCCTGGAACATACACACTCTTTGCAGCTACAGCAGATGCTCAAAATGGGTATGACTATGCAGCAATAGTTGCTGACTCAGGTTTAGGCCAATTATATGAAAGAACAGATGGCAACTTGGGTTATGCAGACCAAGACAATAGAGCAACTTATGTCAAAACCAATGGGTTTACAGACATTTCAAAGAACTACATTTTAGCTGATGGAGTAGCTGTATTAACGTCTAGGAACAATATCATCAATGATGCAATAGTTACCTATGGAAACCCAACAGCCACAAGTGAAACCATTGATGCAACTTCAATTGATTTGTATGGCAAAATTGCAGCTAATACAACAACTTATCTAAAAAATTCATCTGATGCTGATACTTATGGCGCACGACAAGTCTTACTGAACGCTTATCCAAATCCTGTCATTTCAGGTATTGGAATCCAAATTGATGCTCCTACAATGTCTAGCACACTCCTCAACGCCTTGGTTAACGTATTCTCAGGAATGCCAATCTCAATCCCAGATATTCCTAGCTTGTTATATCCAACAGATTTCTTTGGATATGTAGAGGGCTGGAATTGGACAATCAATAGATTCACAGCCAGACTTGACCTGAATGTTTCAGATTTTGCTTATAGTGCCGTTCCTGTGGCGTGGCAAGATGTTTATTCAGGTGAATTATGGAGTACACTAGACCCAGACCTGCAATGGCAAAACGCTTTATTAGGAGTCAATTAACACATGGCCACAACCTCAAATTATGGGTGGACAACACCTGACGACAGTTCATTAGTCAAAGATGGAGCTAGTGCAATTCGTGCTTTAGGCACAGCAATTGACACTTCAATGAACACAGCTCTTGGAACAAAAAAATCAGGTTTAGTATTACTGAATACAACTAGTTTTAGTGGAGTAGCAAGTCAAGCAGTCAATAGTTGTTTTAGTGCAACTTATGATAACTATAGAGTTGTTGTAAATATAGATTCAATTTCTTCAACGGGTGCAGCAATTTTAAATGTAAGATTTGGAACCTCTGGAACTCCAAATACAAACGCTTCTTACAATCTTAAAGGTGTTTATGTTGATTCTGCTGCTGCAACATTTTTAATACAAACAGGAGCAACTTCAGCGTACATAGTTACTGTACCTGGTAATACAACAACCGAAATGAACGCACAATTTGATGTTATAAATCCTTTTACAACTAAAAACACAGTTTTTAATGGCTTTGGTAGTGGTTCAAGAACACAAGCAAATTTTAGAAATCAAACTTATTCTGGTCATTTTGATGCAACAACTTCTTTTACAGATATAATCATTTTACCTTCTGCAAATAATATAACTGGCTCAATTAGTGTTTACGGCTATAACAAATAGGAGTTATGACAATGGCTAAATCCAAAGAAGAAATTTTTATTGGTGTTAATGATGATGTAATTGAACTTACTGGAACAGATAAAGAAGCCTTTGAAGCAGATAGAAAACAAATGCGTGAAGCCTCAGAACTACTCGAAGCCGAGTATAAAGCCAAACAAGATGCGCGTGAATCTGCTATCAAAAAACTAGCTGAGATTGCTGGCTTAACTAAAGAAGAATTGGCAAGTATCTTATGACCAACTTAAAAGCAATTGCAGCATCATGGGGACGTTCATTCTTAGCTGCATCAATCGCTTGTTATCTTG